CAAGCTCGCCGTGGGTGGCGGGACGACATCGGGACTTCGTGCCATCAACATTGGCTATCTGCTCGGGTTCCGCAACTTCGTGCTGTACGGTTACGACAGTTGCAACCGGGCCGATGGCTTGAAGCGGTTTACCGGGGAATACACCGGCCCTGCAATTGACGTTTATGTGGGCGGCCCGACCGGCAAGAAGTTCAACTGCAACATGGCAATGGCCCAGCAGGCCAACGAGTTCCAGAAACTCTTTGAGGTGATGGGCGACATCAACGTGGATGCGCGTGGCCCCGGCTTGATTGCCGAGATCATGCGAGTGCGTAACCAGCAGGCAAAGGCAGCCTGATGGCAATTCCATCCCGAGTGCTGGGGTCAGGCGTCAACCAACTCTCCACGGTATCCATTTGTGGAGATGGGGTAACTGACGTTTCAGCGGCTGGTACGTCAGCCGGCAACGCCACACAAGTCACCTACGTTTACAACAACGTCACGACGGTCGCATCAGGCACGGGCGTAAAGCTACCGAAAGCCGAGATGGGCGAGACGATCATTATTAAAAACAGCGGTGCGAATCCGCTGACGGTTTACCCATACAGCGCGACTGACACAATTAACGCAGCAGGGTCAGGAACAATCAACGCAGATTGCTCGGCCATGTTTTATGCCGTGAGCAATACGCTTTGGGAAGAACTGCAAGGCTTTGGCCGCTCGGTGCCGATCCTGCATTACGGTGCGTTTAGCGACACGACTACGCAAGAAGCGGCGTCCATCAACACCGCTTACGCCATGACGTTTAACACGACGGATGCGGCCAATGGCGTAACTGTCGGCTCTCCCACCTCGCGTTTGGTTGTGGCAGAGCAAGGCGTGTACAACGTGCAATTTTCGGCGCAATTAGACAAAAAGTCAGGCGCGACGGGAACGATCCACATTTGGCTACGCAAAAACGGCACCAACGTGCCAAACACCGCCAGCAAAGTGGCTATACAAGGCACAGCCGCAGAAACTGTGGCGGCATGGAATTTTGTCATTCAGTTAGAACCCACCAACTACGTTGAGTTGATGTGGGCGACGGATGACACGGAAGTTATACTGCACGCAGCCAGCGCCACAAGCGTATGGCCTGCAATTCCCTCGGTCATTTGTACCGTCACACAGGTCAACAACCTGTAATCCCCACAGGAGCAAGGACAATGCCACTAGATAGCGACATCAACAACGCCGACGCCCAGCTGCACGTTGAGTTCTATTTGCGCGAGGATGGCCCCAACAAGGGCAATCCGTATGTGCGAATTCAAGCGCCCGGCGACAAGACTAACGTGATTGACCAACCTATGCGCGAGGAACATAAAGCACGGTTCCCGCGCCAATGGCTTTATTTCCAAATGCAGCAGAGCGAAGGCGCTGCGGCACAGATCGGCACCCCGCTGTCGCAATGGCAGAAAGATTGCCCTGATGATGTGAACAAAGACCAGATCGCAGAACTGTCCATTATGAAGTTCTTGACCGTGGAGCAACTTGCCCTCGCCTCTGACGCCCAGATGCAGCGCGTCGGCATGGGTGGGCTGGGACTGCGCGAAAAGGCGCGGCAGTATCTCAACGTCAAGAATCGTAAAGACAGCAATGCCGAACTAGAAGATACCAAGCGGCAGTTAGCCGAGTTGCAAGCGCAGATGGCGGCCTTGATGGAGGATAAGCCTCGTCGTGGTCGCCCGCCGAAAGAACTAACGGAGGCATAGCATGGGCAGCACGATGGTTGAACTCATACAGGAATGTACCGAGGAGCTCGGTATTCCTACGCCGTCCACCGTCGCTGGCAACAACAGCCAAGACGTTGTGCAGTTGCTCGCGTTGATGAACGCTTGCGGGTATGAGCTTCTCCGTCGTGCTGATTGGCGCGAACTGACACGCCAGCACACCTTCTACACCGAAGCCACTACCGCTACGGGTAATTGGGTCAACGGGGTCGCTACGATCACCGGGCTTGCCTCTACGGCGGGCTTGGACACGACCTATCAGGTGCAAGGGGTCGGTATCCCTAACGCTACCTACATCACCTCCGTCGGCCCTACGAGCGTCACGCTCAACTATCAAGTCACGGAGACGGTGGTAGGCGGTCAGGTCATCTTCCAAAAGGTGAAGTATGGCCTTCCCGCTGACTACAACAGTACGGTTAATCGTACTCATTGGGACAAGAGCAAACGTTGGGAAATGCTCGGCCCCGAGTCGGCGCAGCAATGGGAATGGCTGCTGTCGGGTTACATTAGCACCGGCCCCCGTATCCGCTGGCGTCTGCTCGGTAAGTACTTCCAGATTTGGCCCGGTACGAACGGCGGCGAGTTGCTCGGCTTTGAGTACCGCAGCAAGGCGTGGGCAGAGTCAGCAGACGGCACACCGAAAAACAGTTTTACGGCTGACGATGACACCTGCATCTACCCTGATCGCCTCATGGTGCTTGGCACCAAGCTCAAGTATTTTGAGGCGAAGGGCTTTGATACCACGGCGCTGTACCGCGATTACCTGATGGAGTTTGAAACGGCGGTAGCGCAAGACACGGCATCGGCCAACCTCTCGTTTGCCCCGCGACCGGGTACGGTGTTGATCGGCTACGACAACATCCCTGACAGCGGCTATGGCACGGAAAGCAACTGATGGCTTCTCCCGTCCGTAGACGGCTGATCCAGCGCACGACGAATAACGTCGCGTCCTTGCCTGCCCCTGTGGGCGGGTGGAACGCCCGTGACTCGCTTGCCAACATGGCACCGACCGACGCCGTTACGCTGAACAACTTGTTCCCCGGCGTTTCTAGCGTGTCGCTGCGTGGCGGTTATAAAAAACACGCGACCGGCATGACGGGGCAAGTAGAAAGCCTGCTCGTTTACAACGCTGGCACAAACGACAAGATGTATGCCGTTGTTGGCGGCAACATCTACGAAGTAACGTCAGCGGGCGCAGTAGGCGCAGCCAAGGTCACAGGGTTGTCTAACAGCCGTTGGGAATACACCAACATCACGACCGCAGGCGGTGGGTATTTGTACGCCGCGAACGGAGCCGACAAACCGCTGCTGTTTGACGGCACAAGTTGGACGCCGATTGACGGCGCATCCACGCCTGCCATTACGGGCGTCACCACAACGAGTTTGATACAGCCGACGCTGTTCAAAAACCGGATGTGGTTTATCCAGAAAGACACCTTAAAAGCATGGTATCTGCCGACAGCATCGGTGGGCGGTGCGGCACAGGTTCTTGACCTGTCATCCGTCGCGCACTTGGGCGGCACGTTGGTAGCGATGGCGTCATGGACGATTGACGCAGGCTACGGCGTGGACGACAACCTTGTTTTCGTCACCGATCAGGGCGAGGTCATCGTTTATCGCGGAACCGACCCCTCTAGCGCCTCCACATGGGCGCTAATTGGCGTCTGGATCATCGGCGCACCGATTTCACGCCGCTGCTTGCAGAAATATGGCGGTGATTTGCTGATTTTGACGCTAGATGGCTTGATCCCGTTTGCGTCAGCGTTGCAATCGTCTCGTTTAGACCCGCAAGTAGCCTTGTCGGACAAGATTCAAGGTGCTTTTGCAGCAGCGGCACGGCAATACAAGACCAATTTTGGCTGGGGATTGCTGTACAACCCGCTTAACAATGCCTTGATTGTCAACGTGCCGATTAGCACGGGCGGCCAAGAGCAGTTTGTGATGAACAACATCACCAAAGCATGGTGCAAATTCACCGGGTGGAGTGCCAACTGCTTTGCCCTGCTCAACGATAAGCCGTATTTCGGCGGTGATGGCTACGTTGCCGAGTGTTGGACAACCGAAAGCGGCTCGGGCGGCTTCAATGATGATGGTATTGCCATCAACACGCAGGCGCTTCAGGCGTTTAACTACTTTGAGACGCGGGGTGTCATCAAGTATTTCACCCGTGGCCGCCCGACCATTTACAGCAACGGCCAGCCGACCATCAACATCGGCATGAACGTGGACTTCCAGACCAACGCCGACCTAGGTGCGCTGTCCTTCGTGACGACGCAGTACGGTCTGTGGGACGTTGGCCTATGGAATCAGGCGGTGTGGGGTGCTGACCTGATCATTACGAACAACTTTGTGGGTATCCAAGGCATCGGTTACTGCGGTGGGTTGGTTTTCAACAGCACTAGCAAAAACGTCTCCTTGGAATGGGCATCAACGGACGTTGTGTATCAACTCGGATGGGCTGGCGCATCGTAAACGGCCCCCATGTGGGCCATTGGGTCATGTCGCGCACGGACGGCGGCTATAACGCTGACCGTTCAGTTGCTAT